CTAGTAATAGGCACTACAACTCGGCTTCGTGAACAGCAATAGCGTTCTTGATAATTGTGATGGCTTCATCAGCTTGTGCAACAGCTTCAGCGTTACCTACAGCTTCAGCAGCTTTCTTGTTCAGTTCATGCTGGTAACCTTCAAGGTTTAGAGCCTGTAGGCGTTCAGCAATTAGTTGTTCTTTGATTTCAGTTGGAATGTTGAACTCGGTCATTTATTTTCTTTCTTTCTTTATTGTGGGATGTTGTCAAGGATAGTTGTTTCAGCACCTGCTGCACCAGCACGAACAACAAGTTTCAAAGTGCCAGCGTTAGTGCCATCTCTAAAGTAAATTTTGCCATTGTTAGCACCAGGATTAGAGGCAGTAGCCGTCAGTTTTTTAGCCTCAAATAAGCCGCCAGATGATTCTTCACGCATAAAGACAAGTTGATTGATACCTGCAAGGGTATTAGCAAAAAGAACTCCGTTTGCATCAACCCTTGCTCTAACTGTTCCTGCCGAGTTTTGCCATTCCTGCAAGTTCGCAGACTGAGACGCAGCCCCACGAACCAACATAGGGATAGTAGATGCAGAAGAACCGCTACTGACAGCCAATCGTGCCAAACCTACTGTGATACCAACAGCCATGTTTCCAAACGAGCCACGACCAATAGAATCGATAGAACTCATAACTGTTCCTGCAGAGTCCTGCCATTCCTGCAAGTTCGCTGTCTGAGATGCTTTACCTTTTACAGCCAAACCAACATAACTTGCGGCATAAGGGTTTACACGCAAAGTTCCAGTAGGCCCGAACGAATCTAAAACTCGCTCGACACCCCATTCAATTGCCAGAGAACCGCCAGAACTGAACCTGAGTGCTCCAACAGAGGTCACAGAAGTCATTACAGTTCCGCTACTGTTTTGCCATTCCTGCAAGTTCGCTGTCTGACCAGACATTCCCCTAGCAACCAATGGTGTAGTTCCAACTGCGTTGCTTACCGTATACGCCTGACCATTACCAAAGTAAGAACCACCATTAGTTGTGAGTCTGCCAGCGGATGACATTGACCCTAAAACTGTTCCAGCACTGTTCTGCCACTCCTGCAAGTTCGCAGACTGAGACGCAGCACCCTGAATGACAGCACCAATACGAGTAGCTGCAGTTGAATAAACTGTAAGTTGTCCAAGCACATTTGCTGATGAACCAGCAGTAATCAAACCAGCCGAACGGAATGTTCCAGTAGGTGTAATTACTGCCATAATTCCAGAAGCACTATCCTGCCATTCCTGCAAGTTCGCTGTCTGAGATGCAGCACCTTTGATAGTGAGTGGCCTAGTAGCTGCTGTGCCAGCATTAAAAATACCAGCTGAATTACTAACGATGACACCAAATGAATCTACATAAGCATTGATAGCTCCAGTGCTTGACTGCCATTCCTGAAGATTAGCCGTCTGGCTCGCTACAGCCCTAGCCACAATCGCAGGGTTAGTAGTAAACACTGACGAGACAGATAAAAATGCAGAACTAAACTCGGTTGCTGGTGAACCAATAGCTACACGACCTGACGCACCAACCTTTGCTCGGACGGTTGCGTTATCAATTTGCCATTGCTGCATATCAGCTGATTGAGAAGCAACACCACGAATACCAATGCCAACATTAGTTGTAGCAATAGTTGAAACATCCACTCTTGCACCAGTAGCACCACTAGCAATAATTCGACCAGAAGTTCCAAATGCTCCAGAACTATAGATTTGTGCTAAAACACCGCCAGCACTATCCTGCCACTCTTGCAAATTGGCAGTTTGACCGCCTGATGTCTTTTTTACAATTAGACCTTTATTTGTGTCTGCCCCAGTGACAATGGTTTGAGTTTCAGTAAAAGTGTTTCCGCCAGCCAAGTTAGCCTTAGCACCCAAGTCAGTAAGCAGATTAGTAATCTGCGACTGTGCAAGCGTTAGCCCACTCTGGTCAATACCAATGTTCGCAGCTGTAGACGTGCCTGTGTTAGTAATCGGTGCAGTAACCGAAACAACACCACTAGCACCAGTCGGGCCAGTCGCACCAGTAGCACCAGTAGCCCCAGTAGAACCTGTAGCACCCTGCGGCCCAGAAGTACCAGTAACAATCGTTACAGGCGACTCAGTAACCGCAACAGCAACATCCTGCTCACTAACAGTGACAGAAGTAACAGACTCTACAACAGAAACAACAACATCACTCAACGAGTAACCCCAGCCGTAACATTAAACGCACCCTGCAACAAACGAGTGACTACTCCCCCACCAGAAGTAATCTCCAAGTCGTAAGAGTAAGAACCAGCAACAATCGCAGCAGTAACCGTAGAGCTAATTGTTACAGCAATAGTTCCAGCAGCCCCACCCAAAGTAATACCTGCACCAGAAGTCAAAGACACAAGCGCAGTAGCCCCATCAGCAGCATCACGAACCTGCATAGCTGCAGAATAACCAGTCAAATTTATTGGAGCAGCATCAATGGTGGCAGTGAAAGTTCTATCCCAAGTCGCACCTTGAGGGCAATCAATGTTGTATAGTCCAGGATTAATCATTATGCTTCGTAAGCTCCTAGTGGGTCATTAGGGTCAAGGTTCTGCAACGGCTGTAGCTGAACGTTCGGAATACCTGTGTGAGCCATAGCAGGCAAGCCCATAGCCGCCAACACTTCTTCAGGAGCAAAACCAACCTGAATTAGTTTAGCTGCCATAGAAGTTTGCTTTTCCTGAGCCACAAGGTCAGCAGCAGCCAAATCAACGTTAGCCAAAGGCACACGATAAACATCTCCACCCTCAACAGGTGGCAAGTCCTCTAAACGGTGAATATCGTTGATGTTCAACCAACCACCCTGAATAGCAATACTGTAACCCTGCATACGAGTTGAGAAGTCTGCACGAATCAAACCATCAATGTTGAACTTAATGAACTCCTGGTTTGGTAGCAGAGTTGAGTAAGCACGTTCAAGTTTTTCAATGTGTGGACGTAGACCATTAGTTACAAAGTCAATCGCCAACTGCTCAACAGATGCACGAGCCTGAGAACCAGTCGTAACACCCAACATATGTGGCGGGATTTGGAACGCACGAGCAACATCCAACACAGAGAACTCACGAGACTCTAAGAACTGGTTTGCGTTGTTCTCAGTAGTGGTACGAACCCATTTAGCCCCACCCGACAGGATACCTGTGCGGTGTGCTTTACGGAAACCGCGGTGTGCTGAATCAAAACCTTCAACCAGTGCTTTCGCCTGTTCCTTTTGCAAGTTGCCAGGGAACTCAATGATACCTGCGGTCTGTGTGCCACCACCAAAGAAACGAGCTGCGAACGACTGCAACGCAATACCCAAACCGATGCTGTCAGCAAGAGCATCAATACGGCCCTTACCTTTGAGAGCACCAGGCATCATAATGTCTGTAATGTGCAGAATGTCGTCAGAGGTCAAAGATTTGTTTTCTTCACCGCTGTAAGTATAGATTTTGCGACCATTGTTGCCACGGCTCACAGTGACCAGATTAGGGTCAAGGGCGACAAGGTTTACAATGTCCAAAGTTTTCTTGTCACGGAACACACGCACATAAGCGTTACCGTACACAAGTAAAGATACAAGAACCTGTTGCCAGTGAGCTTGCCCAGTAACAAGGTCAAGGTCAGGGCGGTCTACCCAAGCAGGCTTAGGTCTTACAGGAACACGGCTACCATTACGGCGAACAAAACAATCCACAGGCAGGGTAGAGATGCTCCCTGAGATTAGATTGATTGCAGCGAAGAACGCAACGTTGTTGAACGAAGTGTCAGCGTTGATAGTTACGCCCGCTTCGCTAGTGTTACCTAACGAGTCACCCGAACCCCAAATAGCCTGAAAAGAAAGCATACGCTCTTCTTCGTTACCATTACCCAAACGACCAAGCATTACTTACTTCTCTCCATAGCCAAACCAAAAATTACTAAACTAACCCCAGCCAAAATAACGCCCAAAGGCGGATAAATGAGGCCAGCACCAACAGCAACAACTGTGACACCGACAATTTGGAGAATCGTAGCTACCATCTTGACCGCCTAAAAAGAGAAAAACTCTGGGATAATCTGCTCTTCCATTCTACTACTCACTGCTCGGTCAAATGCGATAACCGCAGCAACAGCAGCGTCAATCCTTCGATTGGAATTTCTGTTCTCTTTAACAATACGCGGGCCGAGGTTATCCATCTTGACTACAGCGTTATCTAAGTGTCTTGCGAGTAGCGGGTTGCCGTCATGGATGAGACGTTTCTCTTGCACAGCGTCATAAAACTTTGCACAAGCGGTTACCATTCGGCGGGCAGACGTGGACGGGTATTCAACAATCGGTAAACCTTCGTCCGCTAACACTTCCATAGAGCGTTGCCAACGGAACGGGTCACAGTCTATTTCACGCACTTTGTA